ACAGAGTTGGTCATCGCGATAAATAAGAGAGATGCCATAAGTATGGATACTCCTCTACATCGTGTAATTTTGCTCATTAGTAATGTTTTAATATTAATTCCATTTTGCAAATATAAATAAAATTTTTCGCATATGCGCTATAATTTCGTGTATTTATTCAATCACACCTATTTCAGTCATTTCAAATTCAACAATTTCAACCTGATCAAAATCAATTTCTGAGTCAGAATAAAAAGTTTCTTTAAAAAGTTTTAAAGTTTCTCTTGTCGCCATATTATTAATCAATTGTGGCGTAGCGGATGTGTAAAATTTTCCTATATCATTTATCATAGCGAATTCTTTGAACCCGTCTTTCATTCTAAGCGTTCTTACTCTCATAATGGTAATGTATTTTTATATTTAAAAACATCAAAAATTGCCATTTTTAGATTTCGTAGAGCTTTTTCCATTGTCCTTCCTTCTGTAATAACTTCAGGAAATTCTTTGAAATATGCTGTAAAACTTTTATTATTCTTATCTTCAACAAAAATTGGAGTTACTGGTATTTCAATTCTAATTGTTTTATTTGGGATCATATTATTTCCTGCTTTTTATTCTTTGTTTTTAATTAAAAACTCATTCGAGATCGCTTTGAAACTTAATCTACCTTGATTTTTTAACTCAGATCTCACAAATACTATACCTTCACGTTCTGCTTCAGGATTAAGGATGCTCTTACCTTGAGCATATGCAAGAATTTCGTCGACATTACCAGGTAGTATATAATTCCAATCAAGAATTGGCACCGTTTCAAGTTTCAATTCAGCAATAATTTTAACCATTTCATCATATGGCAAAAAGGTATATTCGTCAATATCAAACATCCGAAAAAACCGGACAGTTTGACCTTTAAGTTTATATTTATTCTTCTGAATTCCTTCACCTATAATTTCTCCTTGTAAACCTAAATTTCTACCAATTACTCCAAGCTTTTCTTCAAGATAATTCTGCCTCGCAAATTTCCAGAATGAATTGGTAAGACTTTCATAATATTCATAGTTTCTACCACAAACGCCAAACAGACCGTTCTTCCAATAGAATGATCCACTGCTGCCATCAAGCTTTTCGGTAGTAATAAACTTTTGGCCGATATACTCTAACGGTATGTGTGGTAATATTTGAATACGATCTTCGTCTGTTATAATCATAAATGAAGGAAACCCGCCTTTTGCGTCGCCTGCAAGTTCTGCGGGAATAGGTGCTTCATATTTTTCAATGCCAAGTTCTTCTGTGACATCAAGACCAACAGGACTATCTGCTTGGTCATGTAATGTCAATCTTGATTTTTCAAGTTCTTTAATATGCCATTTAATCTCAATAGGTAGAATATCCAAAGGGAAACAAATACCTTGTGAAATTTGCCCACGAAGTTTAACCGTTCTAATTCTAAATTTAGAATTTCTTAGAAACTCAAATTCTTCGCGTTCGGGCATAAGTGAATCAATTTCACAATAAACCACTAATTCTCCAGTATGAAACTCTCCTTTCTTAACCACGACCTTCCATCCTAAAATTTGAGCAACTTCGATAGCGTCAGCATCTGGAATTGGACTAAGAGATAAAATTCTTTGAATTGTTGCTAATTTTCTCATATTATTTCTTCTTTTTTAACTCGGAAGCTTGTTCCGTCTTTTTTTGATTTTTCTTTTAACTCATCACGTAACTTGTGACCAATTCTTTCAGCCGCAATTTTAGCATTGACACAATATCTCAGATCTTCTTTGGTGTAAGGTTGACCATCAAGAACAGCAACACCTTCCCAAATGTTTCGGCCTGGTTTATGTAAACCTTCACATTGTCTGAGTTCAACATTCAATATTAAGTCTGTCGGTACTCTATCAATGGTGTAAGTCAGTTTGTATTTACCTTTGAGTTCCATATTACATTTTTATATTGGAACAAAGATATAAATAATATTTGAGAATACCAAATAAATATCGTATTTAAATGGGATTTTTAAAGAGTACGCGATATTTATGTATAAACATATCATATGAGTAGACCTAAACTAATTGAATTGGATAAAAAAATAAAACTTAGCATTACAATATCCAGAGAAGTAAATAAAAAGCTAGAGAAATTGACCAACAATAAATCAAAATTTATTGAGGAGATAATAATTAGACATGAAACGAATAGAAAATAAAATGAGTAATAAAGAATATAATAAAAAATATTACGAAGAAAATAAAATTCATTTAAATAAACAATCTATTAAATATAACGTAGATAATAAGAAATCTATATCCGAAAATAAAAAGAGCTATTATCAAGAAAATAAAGAATTAATCGCTAACAAAAGAAAAGAATATTATAAAAATAACAAAGAAACTATACATAAACAAAGAAAGGACTATCGTGAAAATAACAAAGAAAAAATTGCGAAGCAATATGCCGATAAACAAAAACGTTATTTATTAACTCCAACAGGAAAACTAAGTCATAATATTAGGGCGGCAATTAGACGTTCATTGGTAGATTCAGGATACAATAAAAAATATAAAAGTGAAATAATTTTAGGTTGTACCATGTTAGAATTTAAATTATATTTGGAAAATCAATTTGAAATATGGATGAACTGGGAAAATAAAGGATTATATAATGGAACTTCAAATTATGGTTGGGATCTGGATCATATAACGCCATTATCATCTGCAATATCCGAAGATGATGTAATTAAATTAAACCATTACACCAACATTCAACCATTGTGTAGTCACTACAATCGCGATATTAAAAGAAATTCAATTAATTATGAACCTTAACTTCCGTAATCACCATAGGTTTTAATAGTAATTCCTTTCTTCTCGGCAGTTTTCATTTTACTACTGGTTGAAGAATATGAATCAGTAATAAGAAACTGGCATCTTTTATCAGAAATTTCTACATCAACAAGATTCGGGAATTTAGTAATAAATTCGGCTTTCGTGGGAAATCCGAATATCTTCGGACTACCAGTCATGCAAACATAAACTGTGTCTTTTGTTACCATTTCTTCTTTGGGTTTATCAATTGTTATACCTAATCTTTCAAGAACTGTTACAGCGTTTTTAATCTGATCTTCAACGTCACGTTCATGTAACATTGTTACAAGAGCTCTCTCCAAACCTGAGTAATCAGGAACCAGGCCACAATGTTCTCTCGCAATCTGTAAAGATAATTTTCTTCCAACGTTGTCAAATCCGAGTGAAATGATTACCTGTTCGTATGTGAGAGATTTAATGTTTTTGAACGCATTGAGGAATATTTCATGTGAACGTGACTGATATTTTATATCATACTGTTCGATTTCTTTGGAGTCACCGAACATCAAAACCCATATCATCACTTCACACATATTATTAAAATCAGCTGCAAATGGCTCAATTGTTTTCCCACCGACATTTTTGAGGTCAAGTGAGGTACAGGCTGTAGCCAATTTCTTTGCAATTTTACCCTGACACAAATCATTCGGACATGTTAAATGTATTCCGTCAAAATCAAGGTATGAGTTACAATGGGGACAAATGTGTGGACGTAAAAATGTTTCATCACTTTCAACGCTTATTGATTGAATTTCGGGAATGATGTCACCTGCTTTGGCTATTGATACAATGGCGTTTGGCCCAATATGATTGGTGACGATATAACCTGCGTTATAACCTGAAGCTCTTTTAACGATAGTACCAGCAAGTTCAACTGGATTTAAGAGAACCACAGGAGTAAACTCGCCTGTTTTACTGATATTCCATTCAAGACCAACGACCTTTGTTACTACTTCATCAGGAACAAATTTGATTGCGATAGCCCATTCAGGATCATGTTCATTCTCACCAAGAGTTCCACGGAAATCATATGGTACACTCAAAACAACTCCATCAAGAGGAATTTCAAATGTTTCTCTCAGAGTTTCCATTTCCTTTATACATTTAACATAATCTTTTGGATTTAATCTTTCCTGATGAGTTAAACCATTAATACCTTCAGGTACAAGTTCGAGAGTAACTTGTTTACCATCATTTATCAATGCAACAGGAATAATGGTTAAATCACCCACTTTTTCAAGAGAGTAATCATCTTTTCCTAAGACGCCCGCAACGAAATTTCTTGCGTTAGCATATTTTCCATCTTCTTTTTTACCAAGATATTTTTTATCAAACAATGGTTGGTTAATAACACACTCACAACGAATTTCAAGTAACCCCGTAGAGAAATCAATGGCTTCAGGTAAATGTTTTTTAAATCTGTCAGTAATGTCTTTTCCGAATTTTCCATCTCCACGGGTTAATACACTCTGAAGGACACCATATGAATAAATGATGTTAATACCATTACCGTCGAATTTAGGCGAACGATAAAGATATTCAATATGAACTCCGAATTTTTTGAAGATGATACCATCAACCTTCTTGAACCATTTTTGAAATTGGTCTTCCTGATAATTGGTAACACCCTCTGTACTTTCAGTCTGAATTTTTGCCAGGGAAAGCATTGGATTAGGATGTGGAAAGTCAAAATCTTTTCGTTTTGAACCAACCTGTTCAACTACTTTAGAACCAGCGACTTTAAGTTCTTTCTCAAGAACATCAAAAGCGGCATCGGACATAATGGGGTTACCTTCATAATAAGCAATTTTCGCTTTCAGGTACTGGGTTTCTAAGTGTTGTGTGCTCATATTATTTATTTAAATGTTTCATACAAAGATAAAACAAATATTTGAAACCGCCAAAAGTTTTGTGAATTATTTTGATTTTTCTATAATTTCACGAAAACATTTATAGAACATATATGGTAATATTTTGTGTTCAGCAAATCCATAAAGTCCCATTGAGGAGAAAGCCCCACATTCAATTACAAATGTACCTCTTTCCTCACTTATTCCAACATCGATAGAGTACGCAATCGGCGCAGACTTATACATATCAATCATACCTTTAATAATACCCACATTAGGGAATCTTGTAAAATCTCCACTATAATTCTGTAATCCAACCAATTGTCCCTGATATACAAAGGCTCTCCATTCGCTATCAATGTTAGGAATAACATCACTAAATTGATAATTTCCTTCAGGTATATCCAAATGATCACCACGGTCTGCGTATTCTTTAATCTCACAGTATCCTTTTATATGGTCATTACTCTTGACGAAGAACTTACCAGCAGACCCCTCTAGCGCTAAATGATCACCATTGAATATCTCTCTACCAGCATAATGAAAAAGTTCTTTAGGAACATTGGTGGGCTTGAGAACAAATCCATAAAAATGAGCAAGAAACTGATTTACGAATTCAACGCTTCCAATTGGTACAAATTTTTCGTGACTTGGAAGAAAAGGTATGGGAACATTCATATCACTCTCATACACATTAATGGATTGATATGCCATATCCTTATTATTATGAATCCAATTGTTATACATGATTGACTCAAGTAATGTAAATGAGAAATCATGTACTATCTGACCGTTGATTTTTTGAATTAAGAATTTCATTATTCTACATTAATTTCATTAATACTAACCATTCCATCAGCTTGTACTTCCTCTAAAGTATATCCACACATACCTTCCCAATCCATTTCATCAATGGCCTTCTGAGCTTTTTCTCGTGTGCTATAGGCGTCAGCAAACCCCATATCCCATTCACAATCTATTTTATATATTTTCATAATTTATGTTAATTTACCTTTTTCGGGGAGGACATGGTTATATAGTATATTATAAAAACTATCAGCGTCATTAAACGCCTTCTCAACTGCGGTTGTTATTTGTTCATCCGTGGCGTGATATTGAATTACCACTTCCCTTATTCCTGATCCTCTCACACCTTCACCAGGTGTCATAAAATGAAATGAATAACCCCATTTAAGTAATGTATTCACTTTCTCTTTTAGCTTTCCAATTTCTTCTTGTCTTGTCATAATTCGCATGGTTCATTTAATGATGACCAATGTGTAACAGTAAAATTACCAATATAACCCTCAATAATCCAATGATCGTTACTGTGACGATATTTACCCATTGTATATCCAGCAAGTTTTCCATAACTATCAATAGCCCTAACAAGTACTTTCTCTGTAAAGCCATGTTCTTTATCCCATTCGTCATTCTGATTAACGGGGGGTTTTACCGATTCGGGATTCCATTGTATCATAATCTAATTAATTTATCATAAAACTCTAAATCATCCATAAAACTCTTTTGATCCTCATCATCATCCATTTTAACGTCATAGAGAAGAGAGGCAACAAAGGCACCAGTTATTGGATAACCCTTATCATGCAGACTTTCACGCCAGAGAGCTGAAGCTAGCGACATTAGATGTCCATACCCTATTTCTTCACCGAGTTTTTTAACCGCTTGGGCTTCTTCATGTATTCTTTCGTTATCCATATCTTCGATTAATATGGTACAAAGATAAAAAATAAAATCGAGACTGCCAAATAATTCTTCAGATATTTATATAAAAACACAGAAACTATGAAACTATTAGACAAGATTTTAATTTGGCTTGGTATCCGTAAAAAAGCACAACCTGGAATAAAATTCGGTTGGAAAAGAGACCTTCCCGACCATAGGGACTATAAATTTAAAGTAAGTGCTCCCGTGGAGTTACCACCACTCGTTGACCTAAGAGCTCAATGTCCACCTGTATATAACCAAGGTAATCTTGGAAGTTGTACCGCTCAGGCACTTGGTGGAGCGTATCAGTTTGAAGAAATGAAACAACAAATGGAAAACTTCATTCCATCGAGACTATTCATATATTATAATGAGAGAGAAATGGAAGGCACTGTTAATGAGGACAGTGGGGCTGTAATCAGAGATGGCCTAAAGACAATGGTTGATAAGGGCGTTTGTGATGAAACCCTATGGCCGTATAAAGAATGTAAATTCAAAACCAAACCATCTTCTGATTGTTATAAGACGGCTTTGGATAATCAGGTTCTCCAATATCTGAGAATTAGCCCACACAACCTATATGATGTTAAACAATGTCTTGCTCTCGGATATCCTATTGTATTCGGTTTTACCGTATTTGAATCTATGATGACGCCAGAAGTCGCTAGCACAGGTATTGTACCAGTACCAAAAATAAACGAACAACCTGTTGGTGGACACGCAGTACTTGCTGTTGGATATGATGACAGTAAAAGAGCTCTCATTGTGAGAAATAGCTGGGGAACAAGATGGGGCATCAATGGATATTTTTATCTACCTTATGAATTTGTTAATGATCAAAACATGTCGGCAGATTATTGGTCAATTAGATTAGTAGAATAATGTTTTTATGAAAATATGTGGGATTTATAAAATCACTTCACCATCGAATAAAATTTATATAGGTAAATCTATTGATATTTTAAAGCGGCGTAAACAATATAGTAAATTATATTGTAAAACTCAAACACATCTTTATAATTCATTTATCAAACACGGATTTGATGAACATAAATTTGAAATATTGTGTGAGTGTGATAGAACAGAACTTAATGACTTAGAAATATATTATATTAAACTGTTTCAAAGTTTTGACAGTGAACACGGATTAAATCTTAAAGCGGGAGGCGAAGGCGGTGGAACGCATTCAAAAGAAACAAGATTAAAAATAAGTGAAGGAATAAAAAAAAGTGAAAAAAGTTTCAAAAGAGGTCACATTCCTTGGAATAAAGGTAAAACAAATGTTTATTCCGAGGATAGATTGAATGATCTGAGAGGAAATAAAAATGGAGCAGGAAATAAAGGAAGAAAAAATACGGAAGAATCAATTGCAAGAATGCGAGAAGCTCAAAAGGGACACATTCCATGGAATAAAGGTAAAAAAACGGGAAAGGGTGGGTCATCTACATCATTTAAAAAAGGACACACAGCTTGGAATAAAGGAATACCCGAAAATGAAGAAACAAAAAGAAAAAGACTTATAACGCTTAAAAAATTCTATGAAAATAAAAAACAACTGGTTGAATAAAACAAGAAACCCCGACGATGATCGGGGTTTTTTATTAATTAGTTAATACTGTACAAGTCCTGCCTACCCCTGTTAATGTTGCTACTGCTGCATTACTCGCTGCTGTACGTGCTGCTGATGAACCTTGTAAGGTTATTGTCTTACTTATTAAAGCCACACTTGCCGCCATATCAATAAGCATATTGTCAATCTCTGCTGATGAATAACCATAAGTTGCTGATGGATTAATTGTTACCCTTGTATTCCCCCACGTTGCTCCTGAAGTGTAATCAACCATAGCATTTGCAGGCAGATAGCATTCCGTTAAATCTGATACTATTGGGTTAAGATCACCTGATAACGTATTACTGCCTTGAACATTCAGATAAGTTAATGAAGTAAGTGCTGCAATACTGCCTGATAACGTGTTACTGCCAATAACTGCCAGAACAGTCAATGAAGTAAGTGCTGCAATACTGCCTGATAACGTGTTACTGCCATAAACTTCCACATAAGTCAATGAAGTAAGTGCTGCAATACTACCTGATATTGTGTTACTGCCATCAACATACAGACGAGTCAATGAAGTAAGTGCTGCAATACTACCTGATATTGTGTTGCTGCCTCGAACATCCAGAGAAGCCAATGATGTAAGTGCTGCAATACTACCTGATATTGTGTTACAGCCATGAACATTCAGAACAGTCAATGAAG